TTGAAATTCTTGTTGCTTTGCATTTTTTTTACGAAGATCAGTATAATATTCTAATGTATTAAATGGTTGATTAGGATTTTTATCTCGTATTTTTTGAACTTCTTTTTTCCAATGTTCAATTCCAGAGTGCATTGCTTCTATGGAAAAACTTTGTTTTACTGATCTTTGTATTTGTTGTTGTCCAAAAGAATGTAATGCTTTTTCATACCATGGCATTTCATCATCGGCTGGCATAATATCAAAATATGGATGATACATTTTAACACCAAATTGATTTTCTATTTCTTTATTCACATTAGAGATATCATCAACAGTATTAAAAAATTCAGATGTAAAATGTCCATATTCCATTCCGTGTTGTGATAATAAAGATTCATAATCAGACCAACTCACAGGAGTCATGCGTGGAGCTTGAAAATTATTTTTCATGGACACTTCATTGAGTGCATTATCTTTTCCAAAAAAATCCATTAATCAGATTCCACTAAATTTGTTGCTTTGAAAGCATCAATGATTTCAGGCATCACTTTGTTTAAATCTAAAACCCAAGCCTGATTGGTTGTAGCATTCCAGTAAGTATTCGGCTCATTCGTTGTTGCGGGATCAAATAAACTTAAAGTATATTGTCCTGGTGCAATCGTTGTCCAAAATAAAGGTTTTGTATCACCACTTCCAAAAATTTCTTCAATCGTTAATGTTCTATCTGATGGCTCTTCACTATTAACATTTTCAAAAAAACTTGACATTGGTAATTCATTATTACCCGCTTTTAATAATAGAGCCATACCATCTGATCTTTCTAAAAAGACATGTTGAATAATGTCATTAAATTCATTTTCATCAATTTGATCAGAACCAAATCCTAATATTCCTGGTATTTTGGTGCGAGGAAAATCTGTTGGAAGAATTATTTTTTTATCATTATAATCTATAACACCGCCTGCAACTAATTTGTTTTGAACATAAGTTGCTCCAACAGCTTCATTCATTATTTGAAAAACAGCATCTTCATTATCCTCTAAAACTTTAGTTATATCTATTGTATCTGTTTCTTGAATTGTCTTTCCTACAAACCATCCTTTTTGCCTACCTTGTGCAATAATGGCATTTTCCACTACTTCTCTAATAATTGGTCCATCAATATTATTATCAATTAAACTATCCTTAAAATGATTATAAAAATATGTTTGAAAAGCAGAACCTTGTTTAAAAGATTTAACTATGCCATTCTTTTTATCAAAATGTCCTTTAGCCACATCTGTTGCTAAAGATAAATTACCGTTATTAACGTACGCACCAATATAAGAGAAGATGGCATTCTTTGGACTAATTTCCTTAAAGACATCTAAAGCATGCTCGCCAAAAGAATCATTTATTCTTGATGCTAATCCTATAATATCACTTGGACTTTCTGCTTCATCAAAAATTTCTTTAAAGAAATCTCTTTCCTCTTGTGTAAAGAATTGCGGGGAAGGTAAGGCATAGTTTGATTGAACATGTAATGCCTGATTAATTCGTTTATCAATTATTTGTTGAAACTGCTCTTCATTATCAATGTTAAAAAATTGAATAATATCCAGGTTATCATTATCAAATCCTGTGTTTCGTTCAGACTCGTTACCAATAACACCGTGATCTATTGCTAATGATATTGCATCATCTTTAATGCGTGTATTGGTATCTTTTTGAATAGCTCTTAATACTTTTAATCGTTCTGCTTCAAATATGCTAATTGGTTTTCCGTCTGCAATCATTTGATTATGTTGATCAACAATATTAGCAATATGATTTTCCATAACCATTTCAGGCATTTGTCTAAATGTTAATGCTTCATCAACAATTTGGATATAGGCTTCAATAGTTGGTATTAATTCAGGATTAACACTTCCTAAATTATTATTTGTTGCCATTTCCAACATTTCTCTTAACCGTGGAACATTACCTTTAGCAACATTATTTAAAATCCATTTTTCATCTTTAAGTAAACCCATCATTGATGATGCCTGGCTATTTAATGCTGTTTCATTTGCTTTTATTTCTGCTTTAATTTTATTATCAGCTTTTCTAAAATGATCATTAACAATTTCTGGTTTTAATAATTCTTTCCATTCACCTTCATTATATGCTGACATCCATAAATTAGGATCAGTATCAACGATATGTTCTGATTTTAATGCAAAGAGTTGATATTTTGCTTCTGTTTGTGCAACATCCACAGGAACAGATAATAAACTTGCATCTGCCATTTCGTGAAAAATAGAATCTGTTGGATGTAATAAAGTTTGTAAAGCGGCATCACTTTGAGCTTCATTTCCGTGTACAAAATCATATTGTAAATTTTCTATTTTTTTATCATAATTAGCAATAGCAATTTCAATTTTCTTTTTTCGTACACCTGATGTAACATTAACTCTTGATCTTGAATGCCAATCCTCAAATTTTGATTTAAAAATATCTTTTGCAACAGGATCAGTAATATTTAATAATTCTTTTTCAACTAATAATTTAATATTATCATCATACTCTTTAAGAGCCGTATCAACATCAGGATTATTAATAGCTGTTAATTGCAGTTGATTAATCGGCTCTAATAAATTATTCATTGCACCATCAACAGCTCGGTTGCGATCTAGTTTTATTTCTGCAATCGCATAATCTGTTTTAAGATTTTCTTTATGTTCAAATAATCTAGTTTTATATTGTTCTTTTATTCTGTGTTTATCTATATCAGCTTGTGATTCTGTTCTTAATGTTGCAAGATCAAATCTTTTTTGTTGCTCTAATAATTTATTTTCTTGTGATAATTGTTCTTGATATAAATTTGTTCCAATATTTGCAATATTATCACCTATACGAGATAATGCTCGATAAGGAATACTAGCATCAATATTTGGTATATTAGCAATAACACCGCTTGTTTGTTGAGGATTATTTTTGCTTGTAAAAGTAGGAATCTGTACCATTAAAATAATTCTCCATTTTTCTTAAAGAATTCAAGTCTGCTTTTATTTTTATCAACTAATAAACTTTGATTTAATGAGTTAGATAAATTAATATTACTTGTTGCAAGAGCTTTATTAAGATTAATTTTGTTTCATTACTAATTGTTTTATCCATTAATATTTTTTGATTTGCTGCTTGTGTATCAAGTAAAGTTTTAGTTCCATAAGCACTAATAACAGCTCCAGCCGCATTTAAGAATGATGCAGTTCTCTGTTGTCGTGCTTGAAACATTGCGAGGTTGCCTTGCATACGAGCTAAGACAGCTTGTTCTTTAAAATCATAATTTTGCATTCTTGCATCATACATAATATTTAAAGATTCAAGTTCTGCTTCCGCTAAATTATATTCTAAAATTTCAAGAGGAGTACCAGATAATTTAACACCAGCAGCAATATAAGCGGATTCTGTTGATGCTTGTTGTTTAGCAAAAGCTTTATTAAATGTTGCTACATTTTTCTCACCAATTTCAAGAGCCTGATTAGCTTTATCTTCATACACACCAGCATTTCTCTCGGCAATACTTTGTTGGTATGAACCAGCAGCCATAGCCGCTTGTCCGCCTAATAAACTTCCAACGGCACTAACACCAGCACCTATAGCCATTACAACTGGAGGTGCCATTATAAAATCCTTGCAAAACGAATATAATCTTCGTTATTTTGATATTTTTTCATTATTCCTTCTTTTTCCATTCCTAGCCATTGTGCAAAACGATGACCTAAAATAAAATCTTTTTTAACTGCCGTTTGCAGTCGTACAATATTATTTTCTTGTATTAAAAATTCCATTCCTTTTTTAATTGTTTTGGCAGCCGAAAATCTATTTTTCCAAATAAGTTCTGATCCCATCATCCATCCTTCAAAGACTTTATCCCACACAGGAATAACACCACCTGAACAAATAATTTTATCATCTTTAATGGCTGTAAATGACATGCCAGGCACTTCTAATCCATCAAGATATTCATGGTATTTATCATCAATTTGCGTCATTGGATCATTCATAATAGCATTCACCATTAAATGTGCATGATCTTTTTTAAATTCTATTAATTGTAAATTAACCACTATTAACTGTAATACGAGGATAGATAGATAAAATAGTTAATGGTAGAGGTTGTGTTTGACGAACATAAATATATCCATCAGTATTAAAGTCATCACGGAACTCAACTTGTTTATCTCCTGTAAAGAGAGGAACGGCTGTGTCCATGGATGCTGCACTTGAACGAAACGGTATGCGTTCCATATCGGATAAACTTGGTCCAACTTCTACACCAACTGTTTTATGCAACCTGATTGTAACTTCATTAATTCTTTTTGTGCGTGATTGAGAAGTACCCTCTTCACTTTGACTTTCAATACGCATGGTTTGTAATACAGAGTCATACGGTAATCCTATTTGAGCTTTTGTTGCGGAACGATCTAAAGTTAAAGATCCACCTGTCATCACAGGTCCACTTGCAACACTTTTAACTGGATGGGTTGCACCATCCGCTAAAATAGTAACACTTTCATTTTCCAGATGTTCTAATCCAGTTATAGCTGTAGTTGATGTACCTGAATATGTTAATCCACTATCAACATAAAAACCATCGGCTTGATCTGTGCCGTAATCAAAATTTTGTAAAAATTCTACATATCGTCTAGTTGTACCGTCAATCGTTCTTTTAACAATTAAATATAATTGATCTTCATTAGAGTCTGTTGGTATAGTTGCCACACTTTCCACTACCGCTTGACCTTCATTAGCTGTTGCTAATCTTGTTGTATCTGATGTTGTAATACTAATTGGCGATGTGCCTGTTTTAGATGTTTCTTTAATTGTAACAACGGCTGCGGAAGGATTGGCTACCGTGAAATCAGCATGTGCATTGACCGCTGTATAAATATTATCAGCCGTAGTATTATTACCTTCATTTGGTCGCCATCCTGTTGACTCTGACGGTGAAGTACCACCAGCAGCTTCGGATGTAAATGTAACAGACGATCCATCTGATTTTGTAATGGTAATTGTTGTACCTGTCGCAATATTGCCGTAATCCGATACCGTAATAGTTGCTTCGCCAAAAACACCACCTAAAACATGTTTATGCCATCCAACAACTTCTTCGGCTCTTGCATAAGTAAAGCCAAGTAATGTGCCATCATTTCTTACACACCATAAAATAGAATCTGGTTCTTGTTGATATGCCATTTCCAGAATACCACCATCGGTGATATGTTCTGCTAATAATGTCATATCTTGCGTTTGATACTGGTCAATATTCAAATTATAAGTTAATTCACGAATTTTTCTTTTTGCTCGTTGCAAAAACATCGTAACATTTTCAATTTGTATCGCATCCTGGTTTGCAGCTCCGTGTGCTGTTTGTCTTTGTATCTGAATGTTTGTTGGTGTAATGGGTGATGTTGTACCAGAAGCACTTACCACAAATTCACCTCCCACCGTTCCTATAATTAAGGATCGTTGTGCTGACATAAAACGAATAGCATTTACTTTATTCGATGCAATCGTATAAACCATCGCATCGGTATCATTAGCACCCGTTGTAAAATTTGTATAAGCAGCCGATTTACTAAACCATACTGATTGAGGATTATTATTTGATCCAGCAAAAACAAGTCGTTGTTCAAAAAAGGTAACTGAACTTGGATAATAATCAGTTGTCGTATTTAAAACAGGATCAGTTAATTTATTAACGGTATCAGATCCACCAGCAGAAAATGTACCGTAACTACCTGTGTTTAAATTTGTACCTCCTGAATCTTGTAAATTAAAAGTTGTTGATGATCCAACTGTTCCCACTTTATAAACATTGCCGTTAAGCTGTGTCATACCACCAATGTTTGTAAAGGTAACAAAATCACCTTCTGTATAACCGTGATCTGCGGAAGTGGTAACAACTCCAGGATTAGCCTTTGTTACACCACTTACTGTTTTATCGGCTGATGTTGTTAGTGTTGGAGCAGTTAAAGTCCATGATGTATGACCAGTTCGTGTTAATTGACGAATGGCATAACTTGGATGCACCAGATACATAATATCAGCACTTTGTGCAAATTTGACCGTTGGTATATTTGCCGTTGTATAAGGTGTTGCAATTTCATAAATTTTATTTGCTACACCAGCAGAGGAATATGTTTGATAATTATCTGAACTATCAATGTTGTTTCCATCCACATCTTGTAATTCAAAAGTATTTGTTGTTTTATTAGCAACCTTAAAGGTTCTATTATTAACTTGAACCATTCCCACAACACTTGAAATAATAACATGATCCCCGTTAGAATATCCATGTGAAGAAGATGTAACAACGGCTGGATTAGCTTTAGTAATAGCCGTAATGGTTTTATTACCTTCTGTAATAATACCGCCATCCTTATAGAACCGCATGTATTCATTCCCTAGTTCTAATACATAAGTTTGTGTCGTTGAAAACTCAAATGGAATAAGTCGAGTTTGTGCAGAGCTTGCTTTTACTTCATGGATAAACTTTGTACCTGGTCGTCTAGATGCACCACCATGCGGATGCACAACCATATTTTGTAAAGTTTTTGATCCATTAAAATATTTACTTAAATCTGTTCTGCCATCTAAACGGGGTGATAATTCACCAGCCGTAAAATTCGTAAAGGCGACTGTTTGCCTTGCCATTAGAACCTCGAATTAATAAATGTGCTAGAGTCCAACATTTCTGCTGTACCTTCACTTGCATCAATATGACGAGCTTCACGCAATTTTTCTTTATATAATTCATTCATTTGTGTTGTGAGTGATGTTGATGAAGTTATGGCATAGCATAATTCTGATGCTAATCTTGCAGCAATAGTTTCTTGTAATAATGTATCGTATTGATTTACATCGGTAATTTTAGCAATATAAAGAAGATAAACAGTTGACTCATCTGTTAATAATTTTCTTCCTTCAATTTTAAATTGTTGTCCATCATCCAGATCTGAAGAAGAACCATCATGGTGTCCTCCAATTTTTAATACACGCAAACAATCAGATGGTAGTGTATATTGTTTTTCAAATTCATGTGTTGGTGTATCACTATCTTGTGCGAGTTCTACTCGTTTAATTAAACAATTCCACGCATGCAAACGAAAAACGGCATCCCTAATAGGATCATATCGTTGGTTTAGCAATCTTGCGTTTTTTGAATCTTCTGTAATATCTATAATATTATTTGCTCCCAACATGTTTAATGCCGAGTTACATATTTCTACTTTTGATGCCATGATTTCCTTAAAAAAATTAAATAAAAAAAAGAGGGGAATAAATCCCCTCTTAATCGACTTTTAGTCAACAATATAAACGAGATAACCCACTAGGTCATCACCATCTGCTATTGCTGTGTCTTGTGATGTAGCACGAATAACTACTCCGTCTTTACTTTCAAAGACATGAGTTCCTCCAGTTGCTTTTGTTGCAGCTAGAGCGCCTTCCATATCGAAGTAGCCAACTGTGTCAACACTTTCACCGTCAACTAATCCATCAGGATCAGCCGCAGTAGTAGTGCCGTCTTGTGCTGTGTACGCATCCCAACCAAGATCCAATGTTGCTGAACTTGTAGTCCAGTTCACATAAGCTCTTGATAATGCTAATAACACTCTCACTCTTCCAGCTGGTAATTCGCCAATAGCAACTGAAGAAGTTGCATCGCCAGCACCATCCTGGTCGTGAGTGAAGAACATAACTCTTAATTTGCCATGCTCTTCTGTAGTTTTATTATTAACAACAGGAGTTGCAGTACGGTTAGTATATTCAGTTGATTTCTGAGTTGTAACAGCCATCTATCCCTCCTATTATTCGTCACACGGAATTTGAACTACTTTTTCTTCTTCCATACGAGTTGCTCCGATTGACATGCAATAGTACACTTGCGTTGCATACGACTTATCATCTCTTTCAGAGATACGAGCCGTAACATCTTTTCCTATTGCTAGTTTAACAGCATCCTCGGTGAAAGCAAAAACAAGCCTATCATCCGTGTTAGTTGCATCAAGATTAAGTCTGTTTGACATAATAAATTTGAAACCCAAGAATGAATCAATTTGACCCATAGCAAGAGCTTTAACTGTATTGTAGTCAGAATTCTTAACCTCTGTAGTGTTTAACAAATCACTTATTTGAGTTGCTCCACAAACTACATAGCGTTTTAATGATGGATCTACATCTTTTAGATCCATTTTCTTTTTTGCATCAAGAAGTTTAGCAATCGTTAAACCATCAGATTGGTTTGATGTTGCAAACTTTTGAGTGCTTGGAAGAGCTGTGCTCGTAGAGCCAGTTTCTCCTGTATAGGCAGTACCGCCTAAAGCTGTAATGATTACATCATCCATGCTACGACCCATTGCTGCGGCAGCAGCTTTGGCATAGCTTGAAGTAGGGTCTATCAGCATTCTTACTTTGTCCTGATCGTCAATGAGATCAGCCCACTCGTAATCAGCTAATGAGACTCTTCTTCTAGAATGAGGAGTATCAATTTGTGGTGTATCTGCATGTCTGCTAGATCTAATCTGAGCTGAAGTTACTCCAACTTGATCAAAATAAGCATTTTTTCCAGTAACAGATTCCACATCCACAGCTTCACGCAAACGGCTACCCATTTGTTGTGCAAGCATTTGTACGTTAGCAGAGTATTGCTGTACAAAAGCCGTGGTAATTTCACTTGACATTATTGCCTCCTATTTAGTGAAAAGGTTAAGTGTCGAGTAATTATCTACGATGTAGGTTAATCTTCATTTAACGGCTGATAGCCGATCTTCTGTTCAGATTGTCAAACAGGATTCTTACGAACTACCCTGTTGAAACTCCAAATTTCATATTATTTAATTTAAACATTTCGTCAACAGCAGATTTATGTCCAGGATGATTTTTTTGAAAATACGGATGATTAGGATCACCTAATATTTTTTGTATCTCCCTGTCCGCTTCTGCTGGAGTTATACCACCAGATTCTTCCTGACCAGCACCCATACTATCTTCGCTGAACTTACTCGCCATTTCACTTAATGAACGAACAAAACCAGGATGATTGCCAAGTGGTGTGCCATCTTGCAATTTAACATCTGCTAAATCTGTTGCAAAAAAATTTTTAAATACACTATTTGCTTCATTCATTTTTTTATCATAAGCTAATCCCCATTCTTTACGCAAAGTAGATTCATTTTCAATCTTATTTAACTCCATATCTTTTTGTTGAGAGTCATTTGCATTTTGCTCTAACTGGGAATAATAATTTAATACACCTTGAACTTGATGGGGTAATAAATTTAACTTATGTGCTTCAGAAATAAAATTTTTTACAGGAGTATCATTTGCTCCTTCCTGTAATTCATATTTTACTTCATACTTATCAGGTGAGTCAGGAACACCAAGTTTAGAAAATACTTGATTCCAATCCTCATCGGTTGCATGTTTTGTTGGAACGGATATTTTATCCGCACCTACCATTCGCTGTGCATGGACATAACTTTTTGCTAATTGTCCAGCATCTTGAAAATTTTTTAACGATGGCTCTGATCGCACATCTTCGGGTAGTGTATCAACAAAACTTTGTTCTGATTGTATTGGTTGTTCTGTTGGTTGTTCAGATTGCACTTCAGGTGCAGTTGTCTGTTCTTCAGCCATTATTTTTTCTCCTTTTTCATTGGTGGTCGTGTTAACATTGATTTAATGAATAATACGACTGCTCGCTGTCCTTCTAAAAATGCTGTTTCATGGGAAGATTCTTTGGAAAAAGTCGATGTATTATAACCACATCTATTTTCTATATCTTTCATTACTATTGCACCTTCATTAGACTCAAATACTTTTTTATAGGTTTCTCGCAACTGATTAATAAGATCTTCTTGACTAGGCATTATTTACCTCTTTTAATAATGGAGCTGCTTTGCCACCCGCCTCTGCCATTTGTGATGCTTGATCGAGTTCAGCTTGTTGTTGTGCAGCTTGCATTTGTTGTTGTCTAATCATTGCAACCTCTTGGTCAGACCGTAATATTTTTCTTGGTACACCTAATACATCGGTAATATGTTTAACGAGTTTATCAGGGTCCAAATAATCCATCACAGGCATCATTTGTGCGAGTGGTGAAATTATCTCTAATGATCGTAATATTGCTTGTACATCACCTGTTCGTTGTGAACGAGCAAGCGGTGATACATACTCAATATCAACTGTTTGACCTTGCAAAGATACGGGAGGAGTTGGTAATATTTCTTTACGCAGTAATATATTAAAGCATCTAGTAATAAGGGGTTGTAGCATTTCAGATTGCAACCGTCCAAGCACAGGTGCAAGTAAACGCATTTTTTCTTCGTTTCGTTGCATTACTTCTGTTGCAGTCATTCGTACATCTTGCGACATTAAGAGTTGGTCCACAAAATAGGCTTGTCTAATTGCTTCTCTTCGTTGATCTTCTAAATTTAAACCAACTGGAGTATTCGCACCAATATTCAATGGCTCTATTCTATCTCTTGTACCCGATCTAAAATAATTAAGTCCTCCTGGTTGTGTTCTCACAGGTAAGACAAAACTGTCATCAGGAACAAGTAATGGTGGATCAACCATTTTTTGTGCCGCTTTAATTGTTGTTTCCGACATTTTATTTATCATTTTAATGTCGGGGAGTGCTGTCATGGATGGTGATCTGCCATACATTTCGCTAGATGACTTTAACCATCTTGGTACAACAAAAGGAAATTCATTAAATCCCGAAACAGAAATTATTTTTTTATCTTCGTAATCATAATAAATACTGGTAAATGCCATTGATTGATCATCCATTTTATATGGATTTTGTTTATCATTAGGTTTTACACATTGATGTATTGTTACTTCATCATACGGATTATTTTCTGCTATTTTTTTTAATCGTCTTGATAAATTTTCACCAAATCGCTGATATGCAGCTCTAGCGGTCATTTTAAATTCACGGTGTACAGTATCGACAACACCTTTGTCGTTTTCGCTGATATATATTTCTTTTATGTGCCTTGTGGAGAATCGTAATAACTTTTGTGGATCTTCTTCAATCATCATGCACGATGTGCCGAATGTCACTAAATCGGTGTACAGTTCATGTATTTCTTGCTGAAAGTTAGACCGATCTAAAGCAATGTACATTGATTGCGTACAGGCTTCGAGCCATTCTCTGCTTTCTTCATCGGCAGCCAACATTTCATTCTTGAAACGCATGCTGAACCACGGTGTTGCTGCATTCGTCAACATACCGTGCAAGGATGATGACAACAATTCACATGCGTGAAGAGCTGTACCATCAAATATTAATGTTGTTCTTTTATCACCTGATGAACGGGATTTTGTTACATCGGCTCTTCTAGGTAAAACATAATCAGCTATTTCTTGCCAATGGCTTTCCCAATTTGCTCGCTTTGATTTTAATTTATTAAATTGTTCGGCTACTTCATTTGCTGTTTTCATTTTTATCCTAATGTATCTGTTAATGTTTTTTTATTATGTTGACTGTTTAATAAACCAAGCACATTACGGGTGCTAGTAAATTTTTTACCTGTTTGTTTTGCTTCAAATTTACCCATGTATTCGTTGTATTCTGGTTGAGCTTGTGCAGCATCGGCTAAACTTTTTGTTGCACTTAATCGTAATGCTGTTCCCCCTATACTTGGTACAGCAAATGATAATGCAGCTGTTGTTAAACCTTTAATTTTATTTTGTCGTTGCAACATTTCTTTTGAAATTGGAGTTGATGACATTGCACCTGTTGGATCGCCACTTCCCATTGCACCCCCTCCAGATTGACCATATTTAATACTTTTTATATCTGAAGCACTATAACCAGAACCCGATACTTGCTGATAGTTCCATGAACCATCAGGATTTTGTGATCCTCTTTTTAATATTCCTCTTTTTACTAATGCTTCATTTGTAGCAGCAGATGCTTCTTGACCATAAAACTTTTTGTCTTTTCCTTTTAAATTATAGGCAAGAGTTGTTTTTTCACCTTGTAAATAACCAAACGGTCCTGGAACAGTTGTCTTTAAACCTAATTCTTTAGCAACAGATTGTTTTACTTCTTGTGCTATTGTTTTATTTCGGTTTTCTCTTTTTTCTTTTCTATTTTTACTAGCTGTACTTGCTGCCATTATGCACCTAATAAAGTTTTTTTATACAAATCAGGTGTACTTGTATCACCTTTAGTGCTTGTCATAATTGTTTCGGTATAGCCTTTTTTCTTTTTAGCTATTTTTTTTGCTGCTTCACTCTCTACCGTTGTTGTTCCTTCAGGTGTTGTATATTGTTCCTGTGCCGTTGCGGGTGG